ATAACAAAAAAATAGAGGGTCGTCAAGACCCTCTATTATGTTTACCATTATTTGTTTGGTAAGAATTTTTCAGGGAAGTTTTGTCGTTCCCATTCTTCGTCTGATACAGGCCACCAATTATTCATCTTTAGATTCCTTAATGGTAATCTTTTTGATAGCATCTTGTGCCTTAACCATATTCTCTAACCAAATCTTCAACATACCATTTACCAATTCAGCGTTCTTGATTTCAACCTTATCGGCAATCTTGAACTCATGTGTAAATGCTCTGTCTGCAATACCTTTGTATAGGTAATGGTCTTTAATTTCATTATTCTTGTCCTCAGATAAATTACCTGAAACAACTAATGAATTACCCTTTAGTGTAACATCGATATCGGTTTTAGAAAAACCAGCAACTGCCATTTCGATAACGAACTTATCGGCTGACACTTGTTTGATATTGTATGGTGGGTATTTTGGAAGATTCTTTGCAGCTAAATGTGCAAGACTCTCTAGTTCATCAAAGAAACCCACAGAGAATGGGTCGAATGATTTTTGAAACGATTTCATATCTGCCAATGATAGCATAGTTTTGCTCCTTAATTAAGCGAGTTAAAGTTGTGATACCCCGAAGGCGTATCGTTAATACTGGTTACGAGATCCAGTGACATCGTGCGTCATGTCCGCTTTAAAACGATTCATAACTTAGCGGTCCTAAGGTGAATCCACAAAAATATTTATACGACTTTTTATGTCTGGTTTGGTTTTTTACCAATATTATATTTTGGTGTCAATTGCCACTCATGTTTCTCTTTATGAGAAATGATTTTAATTTGTGATAGAAATATTGGTGTTGGTGTCTCTGTCTGTTTTGGATTGACCAAAGTTACCAAACCCCAATCTTGCAACAAATTAGCAATAGCATTCCTACGAGACAAATCATTCTCGGTAATGTCAGTTGGTTTTCCGTCTAGTGCAAACAACTCTTTAAAATGTACAACATAGTAATGGCCTTGCTTATGTAAAATATGGCAAGACTGATACAATATCTGTTCTTTTTTGGATGCTACACCGATTCGTGTTAAGGTCTCACGGACTTTTAAAAAGTCATCTTTCTCTTTCAAAGTCACTTCAACCAAATCTGTAATATTAATCATTACTTCACTCCGCCTTTATCTGTTCTTCTTTTTATTTCAGCGATTTGTTCATCATTTAGAATACCAAGAGCTTCTTTGGCTTTTTGGTTACTGTAACCAAAATATTCCTTGACAAATTCTATGTTCTTGTCGGCCTCTGATTTCTGCCACGGTTGGAATTTCCGTTTCATAGGCCGTATAGTATTTAGAAGATACTGATATTGAAGGTCTTTTTCAATTTCCGGGTGAAGGTTCATCTCATTCGCATATAGGACACAGTCCATATGATAAGACAAGGCACGATTAACCACGAAAGGAACATAGTCCTTAACGTCTATATCATCACGAATTACGGATTTTTTCGTCTGAAGAATAGACGGTATAATCTCTTTGAATAAGTCTGGCATTATTTAAACTCACAGTCCACCATAATTTCTGTTAGGCAAGCAATAAGATTAATCTCATGGTCTGCAACAAAGGCCGCTTGATACTGATACTTGGCCAATATCAAAACGAGTTGAGGAACTGCATTAGGTTTTAATGCATCATACAAAGAGTCGTACAACTTACGGAAGATACGAGATGGGTCGTTGTCGAGGTTGTTTGTGACCCACTTACGTGCCGATGAAAAGTCTTTTGACTTGAGGGCTGCAAGTAAATCATTAAGTTGTACATCACTAACAGAAGACAAAATGCCTTTATCAATCCGACCTGAGACAGAATATCGTTGAAGCTCATTAATAATTCTACGATTATCTGGAAAGTGCTTTGTAATAATCGCAGCAACTGCTTCTTTATCATACTCAATTCCTTCTTCTTGTAGAATCCACTCTACACGCTTAAAGAATTGTGATGCCATCTTTGCTTTTGAACCGTTGGCTTTGAAGTCAATAACGGTACAACGAGAATGGATAGGGTCGATGATTCTGTTCTTAAAATTACAAGTAAAGATAAAAGAACAATTAGACGCAAACTCCTCAATCGCACCACGCAATGCAGGTTGAGTTGAGTTTGGATTTAGATAGTCTGCCTCATCTAGGATAATGACCTTACGACCACCAGTTAGAGAAACTGACGAGGCATAGTTTTTAATTTTGGTACGAAGTACATCAATACCTGATTCATCTGAACCATTGATAATGATGTAATCGCAACCGACTTCTTCACATAGAGCTCTGGCAATAGTAGTCTTGCCAACACCGGCCGTGCCAGAAAGTAGAAGATTAGGAATCTCTTTACGATTCACATACTCTTGAAAGGTTGCCTTTGTTGCCTCAGGCAGAATACAATCTTCTACTTTAGACGGACGATACTTCTCCACCCACAATAAGTGTTCTGACATTCACATTCTCCATAATATAATTTAAAATCATTTCACTTCATTCATAGCTTCAAACAATGCAACAAACTCATTAAACTCAGCAGTTTCAGATTGTACAGATTGTTTGTATTGTGCCTTTGCTAACTTCATAATAGTTTTCTTAGGCACTTTAAGCATATCGTAGGCGGCATCAACAATGTCTTTAATTTGTTCTTTTTCGCCATCAATTTTATTCATTGATACATTGATTTCATCACAAGCATCTTTCAATGCTTTGAGTTGTCCATCATTTAATTGAACTGTTAAAGTTTGTACTGACATTATTGTGCCTGCAACATTCCTACGATTGTCAAGTCATCTTCAGCGGCAACGATTTGGCCATTGATTAGATTAACAATAGTCTTGTCTTTCATTTCACCTTCTTGTGCAACAAACACAGCAACGATGTGCTCAGGGTTAATTGCAACTTTAGCACCGTTAAGTGCATCTGTAATCCAAATCATTATTGACCTACCTTTTTGTTATCGAATGTTGAATACTTGGCTTCCATTGCAATGTAATATTGAATGTCTACTTTTGTATTTTTAAAATGTGCAAGACCTTTACTTGAGATTTCAACATCATATGAACCCATAATCATTTTGAAATTCTCAGGCAAGAATACAAAGTTGAATTGCACACCGCTGGCATCAGCAATCTCAATAGAGTTTGTGTGTGCCGAATTATCTTTAGCATCAAATGATACTAAAGAAATCTTTTCACCATCAGAGGAAACTCCAATATGTGGTGACTTTAGAACACTTGCAGTTTTAAGAATAGCGGCAAGGTCTGATTCATTGATTGTGAATGATACATCCACTTTATCTAATTTAAGTTCACGGTCTGGCGGAGTAACGATTGTACTCTTTTCAGTCTTGCGATACTTAGTCTTAGATTTACCAGATTTGAAAACAATGTTCTTGTCATCAAATTCAATCTCAGTATCTTTATTCAAAGAATAAACGACCAAGAATTGATTCAAATCGTGAATACAAAATGTTTCTGGAATCTCTTGTTGAATTGTTGCAGAAGCAAGAACAGTTTTACCACTTGACATGGTCTTGATTGTTTTACCTTGCTTGAATTCAATGTTCTGATTGATTGCGGCAAAGTTTTGCAATACTGTTAATGTATCACTTGTTAATTTCATTTTGTTCTCCATTATAAAAGTACACTCTCATTATACTGTCTAATTAAATCTTTGTCAACAGTATTACTGGAATATTTCACATCATGCTCATATAAAAACATTAAACAACACATCGCATGAGCCAAATGATGTATGCCTGATTCATTGTCGATTATTTCGCCTTGTTTCCAAGCCCAAACATGACGTTGTAGTGCATCAAAGTATCTACGCTTAGAATCTGGCACTTTCTGCCAGTTATCACGTTCATATTTCTGAGCACCAAATGTAAGAACCTTTACAGTTTCTTCCAATGCTAAAGGCGGTAATAAACCATATTCTAGTTTGCCGCCATCAAATTTACGACCAGCTGATTTCATCTCTGCTTCATCCTTATCTTGTTGAAATCCATGAGCAGAATAAGGACCATGAATCATTTTAAAACTGTATCCAGTTCTATCATTTTCTACGGACCAGTTCGCTTCTGCCATTACATTTCTCCAACAAAATTAGCAACAGCAGGCATATCTCCGTGGAAGTGATATGTACCAATGTGTGCAGTCTTCATCCAAGGACACAACCAAATCTCGCCACCAATTTTACGCCACATCTGACAGAACATATAATCTTCTGATAGATAACGGTCTGAACCACCGCCTGTGATAGAATCTTTAGTGTCAATAACTGTATCAAAGAAGGCATGAATGTAACGAGTACCGTCAAAGTGTGCTTGACCTACATGGTCTGGTTTGTAACGAATCATTGGATACGCTTCTTCCATTTTAGCAAAAACTTCACGCTTCACCATCATAAAACCTGTACCAATTTCCATAACAGATAGTGGATCGGATACAGAGAATTGTGCGGTACCTTGTACTGCATTAAACACAAAATCACCTGCTACTTTTTCTAGTAGTGAAGGTTCGATTGCAGGATTCTTTTCAACAGCACGCTTAACAGAACGCCATTTAATTGCTTTCTTTGGATACGGACCACCAATAACATCTTTATCTAATGCTAATAGTGCAATAACATCTTGTGGGTTAAAGTTGATATCTGAATCGATAAACAACATATGTGTACAATCTGAACGATGGATGAATTCATCGACCAAATAATTTCTAGCACGAGTAATTAGAGACTCATTGAATAAGAATGAGAACTTGATATTGATTCCATATTGCATACAGAGACCTTGCAAATCTAAGCAAGCTTTCATATACAAACCATGGTTTTGACCACCATACATTGGTGTCGCTACAAAGATACTTTTCTTTTGTAGTTCTTCTTTTTTGATTGAGATTTCCATCAGGTCTCCGATATATTATAAACAAAAAAGAGGAGTGTCACCAGAATGATGACCTCCTCTATCATGCTACATTCGCTTAAGCGAAGTTATAGCCAGCAGACAAAGCTGCACGAACTAATGCTTTAGTTGGTTTACCAAGGCGATATGCCTTAACTTTAGAACCGTCACCACGACTAACTGTGTTAGTGTAAATTACGTGACCTTCTTTACGAAGTTCTTCTACACGAGCAGCAACGTTAACGATGCCGAAACGAGCACGAGCTTGTGCTGTTGTCAATGTGTTGTAACCTTCAGACTTGCTCAAGTAGTTGAGAATCTTTGCTTTTGCGGAAATTGCTTTAGTCATATTTAACTCCTAATAATAAAAAAATAACGAAATACATTCATCGCTGAATGAACACATATCATATCATATATGTAGTATGTGTGTCAAGCATATTTGCGGTACACTTGATTATCTGCCAACTTGTGGAAGATATTTTGCCTTGGTTTCTTCCCAAGACAACCAAATCAAGTCATCATAGAATAATGTTTCATATGAAACGGTATTCTTTTTCTGAAGCTGCCTGATTCGGCCTTTGGCGTATTTTGTTTTCCAAATATATGCCAAAGTTTGTTCACTGGTATCAAAAGATTTAACCAGTTTATCCTCTGTAATTTGTTTACAGAGGAATTCATTCGTATTGTTATACAAAGGTGAGAAATAAATCCCACGAGCGTGTTCAGTACGAATGAGTTCTTTTGGTATTCCAAGTTTAGAATACGCAAAATTCAATGAACGGTTTTTGTGGTCACGTTTCAACGGCAAACCTTGTTGATTTTTTGCTTCCCACCATTCAAAATATTTACGAGTATGATTCTCTTAATCCAATCAAACACCATTTTCAT